TTTCCACTTGTTGCTGTATCACTACTTTGAAAGTAATAATAGTTTGTAGTATCTGATACTATACCACTAGAATTTATTTTGCCAACTATAACTGTAAAACCACTTGCATTACTAATATCGGTTACACCATCAAAAGAAGGTACATTAGTAAAACCAGTTGCGTTAGTTGCACCTCTAAATCTAACTGTATCTCCAGTAGATCTATTATGGTCAGGTGAAAATACATTTATATAAGTATTGCCTGCATACTTAATTGTTTCAAATGGATTTGTTTGTAATAAAATTAAAACAGGGGGTTCAGTTCTTGCGGGTCTTGCATACTGTAAACCTTGTGGATCAGCAACTGTTGGTTTTGGTTCTAATTGTGGTTGCTTAGGTTCAAATTCTGAAACATGTACACGTGAACCATTCCATTCAACAACCATTTCACTATACGGAAATGCCATACCTGAACGGTCTGAAATAAATTGTGCATATTTTCCGTTAGATAAATTAGACATTTGGGTAATAAGATTTTGGGGTTATAAATGTACTTGAAGAAGAACCATCTTCTTCTAATGCTCTTTTTAATTCGTCTTCATAAAGTAATTTCATCTGTTGAACTAATTCTGGTTTAAATTTTTGTGATAAATAATATGCAAGTCCTGATACCATACAAGGTACAAATCTATAAGGTACATCTGCATTATTAGAATAGGCCCCGGAATCCTGAATCCGGCTAACATAATAATAGTTAATAAAGTTTCCGGCTTCAGTGGATCCTGGAGTTAAATATAAAGTAATCGTTACTTTATCTATAAATCTTTGTACAAAATATTGTGTAGGAGTTCCTGTATTTGTTTTAGAAGATAGACCTTGATAAAGTGATCTGTTAATTTTAGTTAAAGAAAAATCTACAGCAGAAGAATTTCTATAAACCGCTTCTAAAATATCATCAACACCATACACTGCTGTTGCATCTGATGTACCATCTGTAGTTGATCTATACATTGTATATTCTGCTTGACCATCAACTAATGTAATTGAATTATTTTTTACTTCCCAAAAATGCAAACCTCTATTGCCCCATTCTTGAAACATTATATTCAAAGAACGTCTAGCTGTTTTTATATCATTACCTGAATAATCAAATCTGCCTATTCTTTCATAAGCTTCAGTAATTACATCATCAATATAAAAACCTGATTCAAAGGTTGTAGTTCCTGAAGTTGCCATTCAGCCTCCTACTTATCTATAAGTAATGTTGCGCCTGCAATATTTGTAATAGTAGAAACTTTCATTCCTCCGGGAAATAATATTCCATCTTCTGGAATATTAAACGCAAAGACATCCCCTGTTGGACAGTCTCCTTGGAATAAAGTTGTACTATCAGTATTGTCTTGTAAGATTATTGAACCTGCACCAACACCATCTGAAGCAAGAATAAGTCCTCTTAGTCTTGTTCTTCCAGCGAAGACAGCACCTGTACCAGAAACTCTTATTGCTTTTACATCTGATTTCATATTTTGTTTCTCCTTAAAATATTATGTGGGCCGAAGCCCACATTAATTAAGTTGTTGTAACGTCTGTACCAGTAATAACTTGTTTCCAAGTTGTTCCATCAGAAAAAGCATAAGTAGCATTTCCTGTGTAACCATTACCAACATAAACCATTAACGCTTCATTATTTACTGCGCTTAAAGTTTCACCGGATCTTGTTCCAGATGCAATAGTAAGTGTAGATGTATTTGAAACAGTCCAAGCAACAGTTCCACCTTGTTGTGTGTCATCTGTACCTGTGTGTGGGTTAACGTTTGCTCCACCAATAAACCCGTTAAGGGCTACTACTGGACCTTTAAATGTAGTGTTTGCCATGATATTCTCCTAGTTAAATTCTACATAGTCTCTAGGCCGTCGACTATACTGCGTCTATGCAGAATATTAATTTATGTATAGTGTGTAATTTATATATGAAATTATTAAAAAGTGCAAGAAATCCCTAGAAAAAAAACTACTTCTTGTAATCTTTAAGTTCTAATTAACCAGCAAAAAGATGAACTTCACCGTTTTTAAGATTACTAAGAACCTCTGCTTCTTGTTCTCTAATGATTGATCTAACTACTCGTTTGATCTCATCACCTAAAACAGACATTTCTGGTGTTATTTTTCCTCTGTTCTCAAGAAATAACTCGTTCCAATTAGATTCGAGTTTCAGTTTCTTTGCGAACAATACCATGTTGTCCTGAGCCATTTTGAACCTCCTCATAGGTTATATAAAAATCATTTCCAGTACCGTGATACTGCAGATCATTTTTTTCCCATTTTATATCAGATTTTCCTAGAAAGTCAATAATAGGTTTATTTAGCTCTTCCGTATTATTTATCTCTTTTTCACTTTCAATTTCAAAACTAGTTTGAAGATATTTTGTAAATATTTTTACAATATATTTATGTTTAGTCATTTTTTCTTTCTATATGTTAAATAAGGCGGGATTGTGTCCCGCCTTAAATAATTTAATTATTATGCTCCTGGTGAAGCAAAAATACCTCTAAAGTCAGAAACTCCAAAAGAGTATCTTTCTCTAGCTTTGTATCTTACGTTACCAGTGTCGAAGTCACCTTCCATAGCAGTCTTAATAGGTGCTCTGTTAAAGTACTTCATTCCATTTGGAACATCAGTAATGATGTAGAACGCATCTGGATCAGTTAAGAAATTGTTCACTCTGTAACCTTGAGGAACCATTCCCATAGACGCAATTGCGTTAATATCATTATCAGCAGTACCGACTCTACCTTGAGTTTTCATTAATCTCTCAGCAGTGAACTGAAGTTCAGAAGGGATAACCATTTTGATACCTCTCGCCGCGATTTTTAGACCTCTTTCGTCTGTCATCGCATTGATATCGATCAATGATTGCTCTAATGAAGTTTCGTTCAAGTCAGCAGCCGTTGCTAATGTGTTAGATACAGTTCCACTAACTGTTGGGTGACTAGTTGCAAATAATGCAGAACCGTCACCTGAAGTGAATGTACCAAAACCATTAATTAACGGGTTAACCGCTTTAACTTGTTTAGTGTTCGCCATAGATCTAGCTAACGCTTTAGTATATCTACTTCCAAGTCTGTCATATAGGTTATCTTCAACCGCTTCTTCAGTGATTGAAAACGCTAAAGCTACAGTCTCGTGAGTGTATCTAGCAGTGTATGTCTCTTGAGCATTGTCAAAAGTTACACCTGATCCCTCAGACTTAGTCTGTGCTTGAGCAAAACCTGATAACATTACTTCTTCTTCGAACGCTCTGTCCGATGATTCAGTAGTATATATTTCAGCATGCTGATTTTCATAACGTTTATATTCCAAGCCGAATAGTGCATTCAAACCTGGCTCTAGTTCTTTAACTAGTTGTCCTCTACTTATCGCCATATTTATCTCCTATCCGATTAGATTCCAGCTGTCGATTTTAAGAAATGCTCATTAATCGTAACAACCATATTTACATTAGAAGAACTAATGTCATTGTTGCTAGGATCATTTGAGAAACCTATTAATCTTAACTGAGCTGTTGTTGATACACCCGTTGTTTCGCTTAACTCTACTTTAGAAATATAGTTAGCCGAATCACCTGCAGCGTATACAGTGTTATAGTTAAAAAATACAGATGCTTGAGTAATCGCATTTGTACCATTTGATTGTACTTCGAACCTTTCATAAGGATCGTCAGAAACAAACCCGACAATATCAGTAGCCGCATTAGATGCGTCTAGGTGATTTGCCCATGTTGGTTTCTTAGTTGATGAATCAGTATAGAAAACACCGTTCAGTGAACCTAAAAGTACGTCTGTTGAAGTATTAGCTACGCCAATAGTTCCAGTAGCTAAAGCTTGAACTGGATCATTTTGGTATATAGCTGATGCACTTGCAGCAATACTGTATTCACTTAAACCTTGGTTGTCTCTATTCTGTCCAACTTTTCCTATCGGTCTTAGACCGAAAGCAGCGTCTTTATTTGCCATATTAGTTGTCCTCCTTAGACATTGTTAGTTTAAGTGTAATTTGTTGGGTAGGAATAGTTAAAAAATTAACTTTTCTTTGAGCCACCAAAAGTTACACGAGTTTGTCTATCAATATTGATAGGCATACTTGGGTGCTGTTCCTTCATTAAATCGTTGTCTACTGCCTCAACGTTATCTGCTGCCTGTTTTGTATAATAGTCAGCACGTTGTTTTGCGATTTCTTCCGGTACCCTTGCCAGCACAAGGCCGCCAACTCCGATCACTCCTGCGTATTTTCCGTCTTCAACTTGAGGATAATCTGAGTCTGGATATTCATCAGATCTAACTAATTCATATCCTGATCTAATTCTTCCAGAAACGTTTTTAGTGTCTTGGAATCCCATAGATTCTACTCTTATCCATCTGTGTTGAAAACCTGTTGGCGCAGGTGGTGCATCTAAAGATGATGGTGGAGTCCAAACTTTTTTATGAGCTGTTTTTTCTCTAGTCTGACTCGCACGCGAGGTTCTTTTATCGTTATTATCGTTTTCCATATGCTTAAGCCTCCTTCGTGATTTTTAATTGTTTCGCATACTCTTCAAGTGGCACACCTAATTTTTTAGCAATTGCTACCTGCGATGGTGTGAGCCTCACAGTTCTGCGACCAGTATTTGTACTTCGCTTTGCTGAAGCTACTATTTGTACGGGTTTGGTCGTTTCCCCTTTATCTGATGTATTTGTATCAAATTTCTGGGGGAATTCAAGTCTTATTCTTTTATCTATTTCAGAATAATACTCATCAGATTGGGGGTCATAACCCTCTTCCTCTGTGAGTTTCTTATGTAGATCAAAAGCAGTATAGGTCATAGCATTATCTTGACCAAACCATGAGTTTCTTGATGCCCATGTTTCAGCCTTAGGATCTGGTGTACCTTGTGCCGCTTGTTGTCTATTTAAGTTTAATTCAGGTTGTCTAACTTGTCTAACTTGTTTAGCTTTATTAGCATTAAACTCTTCCTGAGCATTTCTAGTCTCCTCAAGTTTTGCTTTTTTATAACCAAGTTCAGAAATAGCAGTTAAAGCTTCAGCTTCAGCAGTAAGATCATTTGCTTCTCTAGCTGCTGCAAGTTTTGCCTGCGCTGCTTGTACACCTGATGTAATACTATCTTCAGTTGATTTTAAAAAACTAGGCTCAAGTTTTGAGATTTTATTTTCTGCCGCTTCTCTTAATCTGTATTGCCCTCTTGCAAATTCAGCAGCCTCATCTTTTTGTCTCTCAGCTTCTCTCCATTTATGAGTTAGTTTTGCTATTCTTCTTTGTACAGATTCACTGTACTGTTCTAATTCTTTCTCGTCCGTTTTAGGATCTTCTTTCTTTTCTTCTAATTTAACTTCTCGTTCATTTTCGAAAGTTTTATCTTCGCCTTCTTTTTCTTCTACGACAGGTCTTATAGACGGTTCTTCTTTTACTTCCGTCTGTTCAACTTCTGCCTGGTCTTGTTCTTCTGCGATATCCACATCCATTGCTGGACCTGTTACATCGAGATCGACTTGTTTATTATCTAAGTCTGGCATAGTTTCCTCCTATTATACTATGTTAATATTGATGAAGTATGTCTTCGGGATTATCGATGTTTGCTAAAACTTCATCGTCATTTAGCAATCTTACTTCTCCGCCATCGATCTGGATTCTTGATCCAGCATATCTTGCAAAAATTATCCAGTCACCTTTTTTACACCAAGGTCCTTCTGGAAATTTTTCTTTATCATAACAGTGTGGGCCCATTTCGAGTACAAGTCCACATGTTGAACCAACTTGCTGTCTCTCTAATGTTTCGGATCCAATTAACAATCCACCTTTAGTTTTTTCAGGCATTTTAAATGGTAGAACTAAAATTCTCCATCCAGTTGGTCTAGGTAATTTATTTGATTCTTTTGTTTTAAGACGTTCGTATCCGTCCATTTCTTTTTGTGACTCTGTTTTATATTTATCCAGTAATGCTGACTTAGTCTCGGAAGGCTCCGAAGTCGACGACGTTTTCTGGTCTTTCTGTTTCAATATCATTTTTTTGCTCCTTAGGGTTTAGCAGGTTAGAGATTTCCTGAGATATTCTTAAATAGGCATGTGCCTGTCCCATCATATACTTGTATTTTTCCATATTGTCAACACCTCCACCGATCATGTTATCACCGATGTTTTGATAGGATTCTTTTAAGTGTTTTTGTATTTTATTTAGTATTGTTAGTTCTTCATTTAACATTTGCTTTCTTTCCTTTATTTTCACCTTTTTTAATTATGTAGTCTTGAGTACCATTAGCACCTGTTTCTACTTCTTTTTTTAAAAACTTAAAAAGATTCATTTCTTTTAATTTCTTTTCAGTATGTTTTAAAAATGTTTCTAAAACTTTATTATCTCTCATTTTTTTTATTTTTACATTTGCATCTTGGTGCAGTAAACCAATTATTAACCTTATCAAAGGCATTGTCAATAGCTCCAAAAAATTTATAAAAGAATCTATCTATCATTAGCAATTCCACTTTCTAAGTGATTTATTTATTCTTGAATCCGGATCCCTTGCAGTCTTAGCAGAAGTTAATTTCTTCTTCATACCAGACATTCTAGCACAAAACGAAGCTCTACGTTTAGCGTCTTTAGAACCTTTTTTTAATTTTGATGGTTTAGTGGTTACTGCTGTTTTTAACTTAGAACCTGGATTAGCTGCTCTATAAGATGCAACGCCTTTTTTATTCAGGCCTCCGGATTTAGATTTACCTTCTTTTCTAGTCCAAGCTGCCGTAGCCATTACGCTTTTTTAGTTGGTTTCTTCTTAGCAGTTTTAGCTGCTCTTTTAAAATTAGAAGCAGTCGGTGCACCTTTAGCTCCAGGTTTTCTCATTTTCTCACCTGAGCCTGCAGCGATTCTTTTTTTCTTAGCGTGAATATTTGCGTATAGTCCTTTTGCTTTAGCCATTATTTTTTACCCTTCATTGCAGCCATCATCATAGATGGTTTCTTTTCTTTTTTCTTCTTACCTTTAATAAGTTTTTGAAGTTCAGGGGGTAAAGTTTTTTGTGCTTTACTTAAAGTTGGACCACCTTTATTATAAAAATTTCTCATTATTTTTCTCCTTTGGTTCGTAGTATTCTTTATACTTATCAAGTATAAAGAATACTTCCATTATATTTTATTTACTTCCACCAATGTATCCACCAATGACACCAATTAGTCCTGTAACCGACATCTTCATTAATGTAATTACGGATTCATCTACTGGTCTGTTTTCTTCTAGTGCTACCACGTAGTCACCTATAATAATAACTCCAAGAAGTAATAATACACCACTTGTTATTAATAAAATCACTATATCTTTAAAATTTCTAATCATTATTTATTTTTTTTTAAACTTTCATATGCTTTTAAAGTTTTTTCAGCCATTTTTATATCAGATTGAGTTAGTCTATCTTCACCTTTATTTTTTTTAGCTAATTTATATACTGCTCTTATTCTGTCTACTCTACCTTGAGCAGCTCCTGCATCCATTCCGCCACCTCTATTCATCTTGGCCATTTTACCTTTACTGGCTCTAACCATTTTTCCAGGTGGTAAAGATTGATCTTCTAAACCCATTCCAGATGTTCTAGCAGCACCATAACCTTGCATCATGCCACCGGACATTTTTTTATCTGTTTTAATATCGCTGTAATCACCTTTTTGGAAATCAGCTTTTTTCTTATTAAATTTATTTTTAGCGTATGAATATCCTATTCCAATACCTGATCCAACATTTACTGCAAGATTTACTGCTCTACCAATAGGTGTTTTACTAAAAACTTTTTTACCTACATTTAAAAGTTTTGAGTTTGCCACACCTGAAACGTTTGGAAAAGTTCCAATAGATTTATAAACTTTACTTAAAACTCCTGAAGGTGAATTTTTATTTACACTTGTAAGTAGTGAACTATATTGTTTGTCTAATCCTAATTTCTTACCCATTTTTAGCTCCTTTGTTTTTTATATTCATTTTTTCTCTTGCAACTTCCAATCTTTCATCAGATTGTTCGTCATTTACTTCTAATTTAACTTTATCAAAATCCAATCTGTCTTCAAATTGTTCATCTTGATTATTAATTCTTAAAGCATCCGTTTCTGCTCTTCTTTGCATATCCATTGCTCTAAGATCTAGCTCTCTCTGTTTTAACATAATTAGAGGGTCTTGTTTAGCCCCGTCTTGCTGTGATTCAGCTTGAGCTAGCTCAGAAGTTATTTGTGCAATACGTTTAGCTACTTCAGAATCCATCATTACTTGAAATTGTTGTGGATTTTGTTGTGCCATCATCATCATTTGCTGATCTTGTTGCATCATAGCCATTACTTCCTTCTGTGCTTTAAAAGAAACGTGTTGAGATATGTGTCCTTGTAGTAAAGCATACACTGGAGGGTTAATTTGTACCATTCTAGTTCTTAGAAACGCTGAATGGGCTGCTATATGGGCATCATGGTCTTGTTCTGGGAACGCTTGAGCTATTTTCATCTGTAAAGCCTCTGCATTTTCTATCGCAGGGTCTTTTGGAAAAGGTTTAACCTCTGGTTTTAGTAATTCTGGTATTTGTTTTGTTCCTAAGGCTTCATAAACACGAGTATAAGCTTCATGTAGGTTATGAAGTTGTGGATTTGTTTGTGCAATTTGCAATTGAGTCTGCGCTAACGTCACTCTTTGTGCCATTGAGAATATATTTGGATCTGCAACAGGTAAAACATCTACTCTTGCATCAAAATCTAGTGATTTAATTATTCTATCTGCACCATAAACTGCATAAGGGTACTCAGGTGGCAGGTATTCTGCAATAACTTTTGATAAAAGTTTAAATTCTTGTCTCATTGCATAGTAACAACGCTTATGAATAGCACTCATTACTCTGCTGCCTCTTTCCATTAAAGCAATTGTAGTTCCAACAGCAGCATTTTGATTACCTTCTCCAACAGCTGTGTCTGTAGTTAATGCAAATCTTCTTCCTGCATCTACACAAAAGCCCATAAGGTTAAATAATGTTTGCGATGGTTCTTTGAAAGGTAGTAATTGAAACTGATCTCTGATGTTTCCACCCGGTGCATCTACATCTCTAAATTCTCCTGGTTGAATAGGCTGATCATCATCTCTAACTTTCATTCCTCTAGATTTAAATCCAGCAGGTAAATTAGATAAAGTTCCTGCATCTAATAATTGTCTTAAAGCAGCAGTTGCTGTTCGTGACAGGCCACCGATCATATGAATTAAACCGAAACCATAAAAACCTAAACCTGGTAAAAATTTAAAGTGAGTGAAGTAATCTTTTCTAACAAACTTATTGTCACCTTCTACGTAATTTCTATAAATAGATAAAACTTCTCTAGACGATTCTTCAATTGTTACAATGTATGGAATTTTAATTCCTAATGAATCTTCTTGATTGTCTGAAATGTAATCCGATAAATCTAAATCTACATGAAGCTCTAAAATAGAATACATCATGTCATCTGTCTCTGTCTTTTTAGTTCCTTCTAGAGAACGATACTTATCTTTAATTGTGTCGTCTTTTGTTTGAGGCTTCATTAGCTCTACTTCTCTGTAGAAACCCGAAGCCATCTTTTTTAATAAATCGTTTTCTGATTGTCTTATTACATGAGTAATTCTTGGAGCCTCTTTTAAATCTGTTGCGTAATAAGGAACTACTAAATCTTCTGCAGGTACAAATTTAGATACTGCTCTTTCTAACATTGCATCGTAATAAACTTTTTTAAAAGTAGATCCTGCAAGTGGAAGATAGAATAACATCTGGTCAAACTCTGGAGTATATTCCTCCATTTTTTCCATAATCATATAGTTCATGAAATCTTTAACTCTGTTTGCTTGCTCTGTAGTCTCGTCAGTTTTTAATCCAAGAACTTGAGTCTTAACTGGACCATCGCTTGGTAATAATTCTTTGTATGCTTGTGCTTGGAATTGGGTTACTGCTTCTGCAAGAAGGGGGTGAGTGACACCGGCCGCTCCTCTAAAAGGTCTGTTCTGTTCTACGTATTTAAAACCTAGAAGGTCTAAACCTTTTAAGTAACCATCTTCCCAATCTTTTCTTGACTCTTTGTCTTTTTGGTAATCAGAAATAAGATCTGAAGATAATTGATTAAGGACTCTCTCATCCATGTCTTCTGCAATGTTGGCATAGAAATCCTGTTCAGCAGCTTCTTCTACTGCATCTTCCGGATCTTCAAATGTTACTGTCGCTTCTTCTTCAACGTCAATTTCTTCTTCGTTGTCGATAGGATTGTTGTCCTCAATAGCCATAAATTATTATGTTATCTTAGTTGCTTTATTTCTGCCGTTTTTGCATTTAGCTGTAACGTAAACACCATCTTTAGCTGTAATCATTTTACCGTACTTAGCTCCGCCCGAATAACCATCTCCAAAAGCATCTGTATATTGATAAGTTTGTTTTCTTCCAGAAGGTCCTGCTAATGTTCCACCTTTACTAGATGTTGCATTTTTTCCTGGACCTATGTTAAGTATTTTTTGAAGTAAACTTTTTTTCTTAATGCCATTCATAGCA